GGATACCTCGTAATACATCCTGAGCCTCGGGATCAACAATGATCAGTGTAGGAGCCGGGCCTAGCTCATCAGTTACTATTGCTTCTTTAAGTAGTCTTCGTAGTTGGACTTCTTCATCCCTCATCACTAGATGTCTCCTTTCTATTCCAGAATCGTAGGAATTCACGTTGCTCGTTAGCCCGTTGTTCTAGATAGAGTAGTTGTTTTAATCTCCGGGGATTAGGACTTGCAGTGTATTCTTCTATCCTTCTTTCTATAGATCGTAAGGCTTGTTGGTTTCCACGTCTAATTAACATTTGTCGGGTATTTAGACCAAGTCTCTCTTGGAGCTTAGGCTGAGGCGGTTTAGGTACATAGGGTTTACGAGGTTTACGACCTCGTGGAAGAGTAGGGACATACGGATTCTCAAATTGCCACTCTCTTACATGCTTTTGCTGCCAACGGATGAAGCAATCGAAATTCCACCGATTGTTCACGTACCAAATATTTTTCTCACCGTTCTCAGAAGTTGTAGTACGAACACGAACCCGGACTTTAACTATAAAGTCGCCTTTGTTAAATGGTGTCCCACAACGAGTTTCTATATCGAAGTCTGTCTTCCTACAAGCACAGTAGGATGCGATCTCTTTATCGAGGATTACAGACCTAGTAGGGTCTTTTCTCTGATAACCAAACTCAATGCGTTGTATATTGAATATTTGAAGGGGCATAAGAAGCTAAACTAACTCCAAAAGGTGAATCCTAAATCCCCGGTAGGGGTTTGGGATATATAGTATATCTACTATGTCAAATGCTTGCGAAGGGTTGCGGTTCAAGATTCATGATAACACGACCCCAAGGGGTTGTCAAGATTCAAGATTTCATAGCACCGATGTTCTGATTCTTGACCTTCCCGGCCTTCGTGTGCTAGGATTGGCTCGTGACTACTCTCCCCTCTACTACTCAAGAGGTTAAAGAGCTTATACCCGAGTTTAGTAGCGACTCGGAGGATAAGAGAACCTACTTTGCTTGGAGGCTATGTGGGTTTTCAGTGACTGAGTCTAAAGTGTTTGCTCAAGTAGAGGATGCTGACTTCAAGAAATGGATAGGAGACGAGTTATATCTGCTATTTGAGGCTACGGTTCCTGAGCTTAGGCGAAAGGCAGAGCAAGAGATAATCAGAGGTGAGAGGGTAAAGAATCATAGGAAGTTTCTAGAAGTAGAAAGCCGGGTACTTACTACTGCACTGGAGCATGGTGTAGGCAGTCTATCAGACAACCAGATGGACATACTGAAGACTGCGCGGAGTAAGTATGCTCCTGAGTCTGCAAGGATACTGGGTGATGAAGACTTACCCAAGGATTGGGGCGAGATGGTATTGATGGTAAGGAGAAGAGATGAAGAGCATGACAAAGATGGGCGCTCGGATGCCCCGAAGGCTATCATCGAAGCGCAACATAAAGAAGGCTCAAGTGAGCAGGATAGGGATTCGAGGAACGGTGCAGAAAAGGACGATGCTACGTAGGACGTAGCCCCTCTTAAGAATAAGGATAGGGATTGACCACCTCAACCCCGGAATTGCTCGACCACGAGCGCGTTGTCCTCGATGACCCGTACTTCTACGAGAAGGTCATCAGAATTGAAGATCGCAATAGGAAGCTCATACCCTTCAAGATTAACCTTGCTCAGCGGATACTGCATGATAAGCTCACTGGTAGGGATGTAGTAATCAAGGCGGGGCAGTTAGGAATAACTACACTATTTCTAGCTCGGTATTTCAAGGAAGTAATTACAGTACCGGGGACTACTGCGGTAGTAGTAGCCCATGACGAGTTTCTTACACAAAGACTATTAGAAAGGGTTAGGGTTATATACGATAATATTCCCTCACCTATTCATACAGACATGGGGCCAATGCCTAAGCCCCGTATGACAGCGGATTCGGCCAACCAGAAGACCTTTAGAGAGCTTAATTCGACCTTCTACATAGGCACAGCTAGAGCATTTGTATTTGGTCGTGGAGAGACAATACACAGGTTCCTTGCCTCTGAGCTAGCTTTCTGGCCTAATGCGGACAAAATACTTAATCCAACATTTCAACGGGTGCCGCTAGATGGCGAGATCATTATAGAAAGTACGCCTAATGGAGAGGGTAATAGGTTCCATGAGATAGTCGAGGAAGCTCAGACGGACGACTCCATCTGGACTTTACATACTCTACCTTGGTGGCTTGAGAAAGAGTATAAAATTCCCTGGGGTAGTGATAAGGCACTAAAGAATGACCAAGGTGATCTGACATATGAGGCTGAGGAAGTATCTCTAATCATTGCAGCTAAATGGGATGATGAAGAGGCCGAGGAGCGTATCCGCTGGCGTAGGCGGAAGATATCAGAGATCAAGTTTGAATTCTGGCAGGAGTTGGAATATGTACTATGATGAGGAAGAATTGGGGAGGATGACTACAGAGATATCTCCTTCCACTGGCTATGCCCATCATGCTCAAATATGGGACATGCCAGATGAGGATTGGGAATCGCCCAACTACTTGATCTCTGTTGACCCAGGTCAGGGTAAGGTGACAGAGTCTACTGCATTAGTATGGCGGATTAACCCGTTAGAGTCAGAGAAACGACGGGCTATAGAACACGTAGCTACGCTCCGGGGTATGTATGACCCTCAGACATTTGCGCCAATGGTAGAAACTCTAGGGTACTTCTACAAGACTGCAAAGATAGCTCCTGAGCGTAATGGACACGGGATGGCGTTCTGCTCAGAGGTCAAGAATTACCCCAATCTCTATCGTCAGACTGACATAGTAGGAGGGATAGAGACTAAGGTAATTGGGTGGGCAACTACAGGAGCAGCTAGAGTAGGCTCCCGTGGTACGAAGACCTATATGATGGATGAGTTGAATCATAACCTACCGTTTATTACACTACGGGATGGCGATGTTGTTCGCCAGCTTATGCAGGTGAGGCAGACAGGGGATGGTAAATTGGACTTCGTAGGTAAGTTTGATGACTTACACGACGCAGCCGCTATTATGGCTGCCACTCGACCTTCTGCTATGTTCTCTGGTAAAAGGGGTTTCATTGGTACTAAAGGTTGGAAGAGATAGCCCTGTACCTCATAGACTCCGAGCTAATGCGGATGACGAGGAACAGTTCTGCCCTGTGTGTGATGGTGTGTTTAGAAAAGGGCGGTCAGTCAGATTTACCCCTAGTGGAAAGCCTGTGCACATAAGGTGCTGGAAGAAGTACCTAGCAGCCTTAGCAGTGCACTATAATCTTAAAGCAAGCGATCTAGTACGAGCTTACAGGCTTACTCCTAGTACGGCTTACCGAGTTACACGAATAGCTAGGGCTATGGAGGCAGGACATGGGAGCTAACGAAATAATCATAGAGTGCAATGCACTCGCAGGTAGATACTCTGAGCGGAATAGTATCTTCAAGGAAAACTTCCTTCTGTTGGCGTTGAATGATGAGATGGCCCAGGAGGACATGGAGAGCTTTGTTGCCAATGATCCGCGCACTATGTGGAACATGGCAACTTATCTATTACAGCCAAAGCCGCTGGTGCATAAGATAAATAGGCTTGATAGGCAGCCTATGGAAGCCGACGAGGCACTGGCTACAGAAGTAATTGAGAACCTTCTCCGTCGTGTGTGGGTACAACGGAATAAGCGACACATGAGGAAGGGTAAGAAGGACTTTTTTGGTGAGTTCATTGGGATGCTCAACCTTACTGGTTGGTGGGCTATCCCACATGGAGTGTTGGGTAACCAGCGGTTCCTAGTAGATGTATGGGAGCCTGGGCACGTGTATCCCGACTTCTCGGACGACGAGGAGGAAGGGATGGTTAAACTGGCTAGGATTACTTCTATGCCAGTTAAGGCTGCTCATAGGAGAGCTAGGAGAGAGAATTGGGATATATCTACCTTACAGCAGACCACAGGATCAGTGACTGAGTACCAGTTGTTTGAATTAGAGGAGGGAAAGGTACTACAGTCTATTGTAGTAGGTAATGCGTTAGTGGCAGAGAAAGTACAGCTAAGCGGGCTTCGAGACATACCAGTCCTAGTTGGTGCTACGGGCGGTATACCGATGGTCGAGGACAGTGTAAACATTCATAGCATGCATGAGAATAGAGTCTCTAGTACTCGATTAACTAGAGCAGCAGCAGGTCAGGGTATTCTTGCTACTAACTCAGGGATATTCAGGAGTGTGAATAGGCAGCAGACTTTCGTGCAGCAGATACTTCATGATACTGCGAATCCGGTGACATGGGAGCGTGGCGGACAGGTTATTGTGAACAACCCGGATGACATGAATAAACGGGGCGCTCACTTCCGTATGGGGTTCAATGAAGAGATAGGAACCCTTGGGCCTAATAGCATACCTCCTGAGTTTCAGACGTTGCTGTTTAACTTAAGGAACATGCAACAGCGGGGCGGGTTTAGTGATGTAGTGTTTGGGAATATTATCCAGGAAGTATCTGCTACTCTCGTGTCCCAGGCAGCAGAGAGTGCACAGCAGATTCTCTCGCCCTTCCATGTAAGCTCACAGTATGTAGTGTCAGAGGTGAGCCAGGGATGGTTCAATGTAGTGAAGCAGAATCCGGGGAGGTTTGATGGTCTCATTACAACTGTGGAAGTGGCAGCCTTCCAGGTGTTGCAGGAATTAGATGAGGAGTATGAGGTTAATTCCTCCTACGCGGTTAGAGTCCCAGGGGATATAGCTAACCGAGTACAGATGATGCGGTTTGCTAGTCCTAGTGCGGAGATTAGTCCTGAGACTTCTATGAACATCTTCCTCCATGAAGTGCCCAATCCACGGGAGGAAATGGAGAACGTCAAGGCTGCGGAAGCTGAAAGGCACCCTGTGATGAAGATGGTAGCGTTGGTGGGGGCGTTGCAGGATGCAGCAGTAGAGGTAGAAGAGGCTGACCCGAGTTTGGCTCAACTGTACGTAAAGACTGCTGAGAGGCTAATGCAGGAGCTACCGACTCAAGGAAGCCCTCAACCTACTAGTAGACCTAACTCTGGTGTAGGCACTAACGTTATCCCTGCTACTGAGCAGCAAGCAATGGGAGGTACTAATGGCCGAACAGCCGGTTAGTCAGCCTAGGCGTCCGATAGTAACACCAACGCCCTCTCCTACTCCTACTCCGTCTCCTATAGAGGAGGCTCCCCCAGGGCCTATCCTTGGGCCTGTGAGACCTCCACCTAAGAACTTCCAAGAGAGATACCAGCGGAGGCAGGCAGAGGCTCAGAAGTTAGCTAAAGAGTTAGAGGGGCTCCGGGAGGAATTTCCTGGTGCAGTTAAAAAGCTTACGGAAGGCACGTCAAGAAGGGGATTTTTGGATGTGTTTTTTGACCCTGACATTTCCGTATGGGAGTCGGTTCAAGCGCTAGAAGACGCACCTAGTCAGCTTAGTGATTGGTTGCTACGATATGGTGGCTTCACCACTGAGCAGATGAAACAAGAAGAGGCGCCGTTACTTGAATTATCCGCTAGGCTTGATGATACCCAAAGGCGGCTCCATATAGCTGGCTGGGAGGCAGGAGTACTTAATACAATTCCAGTTTTAGTACAGACTACACCGGGGATTACTGTAGATGAGATACTCAAGCTGACTCTATCCAGTCCAGAGAGTGCAACTTCAGAGACAAGAGCCTTTGTCCAGGAGGCTCTAGCCGCATTGGAGATGGAGACGGAGATACAGACTAAAAGGCAGGAAGGGATACTGGAGAAGCTCAAGCAGCCCGGGGGGTCGTTGAAAGACCTACTTAGGATCCCGAGGAAGGCTTATCTCTGGATGAACAGCGAGACGTAATTGTGTCTATGGGGCGGGGCACCAGTGAGCTTGATGAGGAGGTGCTTGGCATAGTTGAACAGACCTACATGCGAGCCCAGGAGCTACGACAGTGGGACGCACAGAATATACTATTGCAGGCTGAGGGGGCTAAGATACGTAGTGGGGAGATAATCTCACGGGTACGTCATGCTCTGTGGTTGAGGGCTGCTATACAGCCAGCCATAGCACTTTTGAGACCGATAGAGTTTTACGGGAATGCGGTAGGTAGGCCCATAGCTGGTAGGGCGGTCTACACCGGGATTGTGCTGGAGGATTTGGTCACACACACTGGTACCAGACCTCCGAGTCGTTTCAGCGAGGATCTTAAAGGGCCGGCGAAGCTCTTAAGAGGTCGAAAAGTACCCCAACTACGATTACCGGTACAGTGGGCTCATATACCTGGAGTGTTGCAGGGAGTAGATAATAAGGAATCCTTTATCAATGCTCTTAATCGAGCTAAGGCTGAGGGGCATAGCTCCTGGTCAGCGTATAGGATTGCATTTGAGGAGTGGGATACTAACTGGTTCAGGAAGTTTATGATAGAGGTGGGAGCAGACCCGCTAACTTATGTCGGGTTTGGGCTCTATAGTAAACTCGACAACATACTTCCGTACACGGGTAAGTATATAGGAAATTTTGAGCGCGGGTATGTGAGAATAGCAGAAGCTCCTTTTGATAAAATGTCTCAACTATGGAGGTCTGAGCGCGTACCAAGGACACTATTACAAAGAGGCCAGCGCCAGGGCGATGCTCTCTTTAGCCTGTTTCGTCATGCCTTCGAGACAGCTTCTAATGGAGTACCCTTGTTTAAGTCCACACCTGTAGAGGTAAGAGAGTGGGCGAGGATAGCAGTAGAAGCGGCCATAGAAAGTCCACAGGCACTAGATGATACAACTAAGGTAGGTAGGGCACTGCTCGGGCACCGCACGCTTGGAGAGAATGATTTAAGACCTCTTATGAGGGACTTAGGTATGGAAGATGAAATCTCTAAGGGACTGCTCTATGAAGTTAATGCTGTACTGGACTACGAAGAGGGGTTTGGGATTACCAAGTTACTAAAGCCTGATGAAGCGTCGGGGCTGATACTAAAAGTTCTCGGGGATAGGTCCGATGATGAGGCGATGGCGTTAACTAGACGCTTCCTTATGACTGAGCAACGTAAGTTGAGGACGAAGGCTCTATTGCCGTTCGAGGAGGACACTCTTAAAGGCCAGATGGTAGGTATGTCGAATGGGATCAGAGATTCCTGGGTAGCTGGTCAGAAAGGTGAGATAGCGATAAGGCGCTACCAGGAAGGGATGGTAGCATCATTCCTGCATGGCCTCGATAGTGTCGTTCGTATGCGAATGATGGAAACTGTTGAACGGGGAGTAACACAGAGGTTTGGTAGGGCCTACTTAGTATTCGGCTTCTATGGGGTTATGAATGTAGTTGAGGCAGGTATTAAGACTATGCTCGCGGGGCTTAATCCTATATGGAGAGGAGATGTCTTTCAACGAGTGCAGTTTACTTTCTACAACATTAAGGGTCATGTACCGCAGTACCTTCTCACACCCACGTCGTTTAATATCCAGATGGGTATACCAGAAGAGTCATTGAGAAAGTTAGCTACAGCAACTACACGAAAAGAACAGCGAGAGGCCGAGAATGCTATAAGCAGTTACATTAGAGAATTTAATGAGTCCAGAAGTCTAAGGTCATTAGGTGAGTCTCTAGGCGGTTCTCCAGGGGGTTTCGTCAAGAAGTTCACGGGCTTCAATTGGGGTAATAGAGTGACTGGGGGGCAGCTAGCTAATTATCAGGTTCGTATGTATAATCGGGTTCTGGCTGAGAAGGAGCCTGATACTCTGCGTGCAGTGGGAGCGCTAGTCAGAGATTCCACTTCACGCCTTGACAGTGTTATGGGTAAATCACAAGCAGAGGGTTTCCGTGAGGTGCTTCATCAAGCAATATTGACTGGAGATGAACAGTTTTTGCGTAATGTTCCTATGGTGTTTACGCCGGGTAAGGTAAGAGGCGCTGAGGTAAGTAAGACATTTGACTCCTATAATGAATTGGGTAGTGACATTGGCGAACTAGCTGTTCTATGGGCGGAGACTGGAAAGCTTTGGAGAAAAGATGGGCTTG